GATTGTTTTTGTTTTTGAGGTTCAGCGACTTTAGATAGTTCGCCCATTAGTGTGTCTAGGTTAGACTTTGAGCGTTTTAACGCTGCGATACTTGTATTCATATTTTTATATCCTTTGTATAATTGTATTTGTATGTGTCTGTATAATCGACATTATTATTTATATGCACAATAGGGGAGACTATGGATTTACTCCCAAGTAACGAACCGGATACCATTTCCTATATCGTTACAACTCACTTCTGCCTGTCGGCAATTTGACACCCCTTGTTTTCCAAGTTATGCCTGGGTACAACCCCTAAGCAATCAAGTTCGAGCCTCTGGTGAAGCCCTCTTCCTTGCACTATAAAAAGAAAATAATTAGTTTTCTTTTGCATATATCTTATTATAACATATTTGAGAAGCTTTGTCAAGCACTCTAATATGTTTCTTTATTTGGTTCTTCATCATCGGCATCTAATTGAGATTTGTCCGAAAATTGTATTCCGAAGTCATCATCAAAATTTAGTATAAGTTCCTCTGAATTATCAGGTGCCTTCAATTCGACTATCTCTGCTTCTAGTTTTGATATCTTATCTTCGGCAACCACTAGTAAATGTTTTAATTCTCTTATCTCTATACCTGAATCCATCACAGTATGTTCTGCTGTATATCTTGCTGATTGATCCATAATTATACCAATGTTAATATTCTATTTCTTAATCTTGTAGCTCTATCACCCACTTGGTCTGCCCATCTAGAGTCCATCATTTCTTCTGCTGCTCTGACCCAATCGTTGTCATTAACACCAGCAATAAAATTCTTGAATTTAGATAGACGTGGTCTACCCATATTAAATGCCATGTTCACTATTACTTGTTGAGCAACTTCTGGTAAATCATCTAAGTTAGGAAATAGTATTTTAGCTTCACTTATAAATGTAGCAACATCTGATTCAAATACTTCGTTTACTCTATCTTCACTTACCTCTGTACCGTCAGGCTCACCATTTTCTGGGTCACTCTTTGTAACTAAATGCCCAATGCCAAATGTAGGGTAACCAAGATGGTCTTTATATATCTCGTATTTTACACCTTCATCTACTTTTAATTGTTCTCTTAATGCTTCAATATTCATTATATCTCCTTTAGTTTATCTCTTAAAGTCTTTTTATATTTCGTAACATTGTATGTAAGAAATGGTTTATATCTTATCATTCTATCATACATTTTAGGCCATAATACTTTCTCACCTATATTTTTATTTAGTCGTTTAGAAAAAGATAATATATCATCTAGTATTATTAAAGTTTCAAAATTAATTCTTCTTGCTAAAAACATCTTTAATATCGGTGGGTGTTGACCATTCTTTGATGTAAATATATCATCAAACTCTATCTTTCTTTCCAGTATATAATCAATGTCTTGTTCATAGTAATAATGTAATGCCTCTAACTTTTTTGACCAGTCTTTGTAATGGTCGTCACCAGTTTTACCAATGATGTCACCAACCCATAGATTAGTATTAGAAACAAAATTGCTAAGGAAGTAATTAACAATGCTGCTATCGTTATAAGATTTAGAAAGCTTATGAAAGAAATACCTATCCCTTCTTTTAGTAAACGTTTCCAATCTTGCAGTTGTTCTGCCGTTGTGTTTATGAAAGTCGTAAGATTGGTTCTTACTTGTGAAGTGGAGTTTGATTGCCAAATAGATTTTATATACTTCAAAACCATTCATTATTCCTCTTTTAGATATTTGCTGCGTTTATTAATATACCGCCGACTATTGAAATCGTGTATGCCACGATTATTATTTCTAACATATGTCTCCTTATATTGGTAACTTTGCTGTTTTTTCTTTTAGCATATTCAAACCTTGTGCCTCAAATGCTATCTTCTCTTTTAGTGTCTTATTAATTAATGCTTTCGTATTACTTGGGTCAACCCCATTGTTTTCACAATAAGCAATAATAGCATCCATATAACTCATTCGTTTATTCTTAACTGTATCTTCAATTAGTAATGCAAATTTATTGGGTGTTATTATCATTGTGTTTTCCTATAGTGTAAATAGCTGCCTACCATATACTTTGGTTTCTGTACTGGTTTAGCACCAGCATGTAACCAAGGCCATAGGGGAGGAAACATTAATAAGGATCCCTTCGTACAAGGCGACCCTACTCCTAATTGAGGAAAAGATGTTTCACCTCTATCGTTATCATCAAGATATATAAAAAATACTAAAAATCTTAATGCTGAATCAGCACTTACTGAATCAACATGAGGACCAAATTGGTCTTTGTCATTAGGTAGATATCGTTTTAATCTAACTTGTTCAAAAGAATACATTTCTGGCCACATTTCTTTAGTAACAGCACAATCTTTTTTGTACTGTTCAAGATACCTTGTATAAACTTTTGATAGTTCATATACATCAGCATTCCATTCTTTGTTCATGTTTAAATTAATTTGAGCGAATGACATTGGACCTTGTTCATGTGTTTCCCATTGTTTAGGATTACTCTCAAACTTTTTCACTAGTTCATCACAATAATTATCATCAATAACATTTTTATATATCTGTATATAATTGTTCATTCTTCTATTATACTATACTTTAAACTTTTTGTCAAGGTCTGCAAATGTTATATACTCTAAGTTTTCGCAATCTTTCCATTCTTCTACTTCAGTATTATTTAAATCAACTTTATAAAACTTTGTAAATAAAAATGTATCAAATGTGCTCTTATGTTGTAATGTCCATGCATCTGGCACAGATGTTTTAGTCTTATGAGTATAAGCATTTGTACCAGCATATATGTTATTGTCTAGTTCTAAATCATGACCAATAATATAAACTTCATCTGCTCCCATTTCACATGAAAGATAGATTGATTTATTGCCTGTTCCGTATGCAATATCATTTTTATCTGGTTGTAAATTTATTACATTGTCTTTAGTTGTTCCTGTTACATAGGTCATATTCTCAACATCATCATAATGATAAACTGCTTCTTGATGTCCTTTAAATTCTACATCTATTCTACCATTTTGTTCTAGTAACATATTCTCAGCAATAACACTTGGTATAGGAGTCCAGTCTCCCAAATAAACTGTATTCTCAAAACAATAACCACTTCTATAAATCTCATGGCTCATTTTTGAATCTAAAGATACGAGTATGTCAGGTGTATAATCTCTATAGATTGCATTACAACCAACTACTGTACCATACTTTTTGTATTGTTCAATGTCTATTCCTTTTCTTGAATTACCATTACCAAAACAAAAATGTATCATTATATAATCTCCTTTATAGTGCCTGTTTCTGTTGCAAGGTACAGGCAAACCCCTAACAGCCTAGGCTGCTAATGCATACTCATTAAAGTTTGCGTTTGTAATAGTTTAAAGTCTTTGGACTATCCTCTCCAGTACAATTTCTAATAGCTGTCGATCCTATTTCGCCCCCTTAAAGGTCTATCTAGGATTTGGTGGAGGCGCTGGGTATTGCACCCAGGTCCATACTACTTACTCTCATTACCTTCATCAAGAATTCTTTTTAAATCAGGAAAAAACTCCCAATTAACTCCGTAACCTAATATACAAGTTTCAAATGTACTAGGTATGGTCATCATTAATGTTCCTTTATTCCATTGCTCATTATAAGTGAATGTTAATACTCCTATAACAGGATTATTTAAATCACCAGCACTTCTCACCTCTGCACCTGCTATTGGCACTTCGCCAAATATTTCAAATGCTGTTTGAAATACAAATGAAGTATCCCCACAATATAGTGGGACAGGTTTAGGTATTAATTGTGTTAAATCATAATTTGGTTTTTCTTCTGCTTGTAGTGAATTAAATACTGTATATACTATTCCTATAAATGTAAACCATATAAATAATTCTTTAAATATTTGCTTCATTGTCTTTGTAAAATTCCTCTATTGCTGGTTTCAGCAAAGGTAAATAATCTTTCTTATCTTTTATAAAAGTTTGAACCGCACCATCTTCAGCTGCTATGAGGATTACAACTTGATTAATCTCTTGGTTAAATCGTTCTTCATACATCTCACAATAAGCAGAGCCTTGAATAAAATAGTTCTCTACCCATTCTTCTTTCTTTTCTCTTGTAGATGTCTTAAAATCTATTACTGATAATTTGCCTTTATATTCTGCTATACAATCGACTCTTCCTGCGATACCCCATTTATCACTATATAAGCCGCCCTCTTGTAATACTATATTATTTATATCATCTAGTTCAGATTTTAGTATAGTAAATAGGGCTAAAGGTAAAACATCTTGTTTAGATAGTTCACTATTGTTTAAGTAATCTTCGACTAACTGGTGAACTGCTGTGCCTCTTTTAGCTGCACTTCTCATTATATTATTCGCTACATCATCGCCAACGGACTTACGCCACCTGTTGATACCTTCTTTACTTCGACCTGATAGTACAGTAGTAATTGATGGATATTTTTTACCCTCTGGTGTAACATAAAAGCGTTTGCCTTTAATTGTTTCAGTATTTATTTCGGGAAGTAGTTTTGTAGAGGGTGTATGTATAAAAGATTTCATATCATACCTCTCTTTCATAAAGGCATTTAATTTGTTCATAGTCTTTAGTATAACATATTATCTAGTCGTTGTCAAGCGTTTTCTCTATTGTATATTCATCATTAGTAATATCTAAAATTTTAATTGATTCATATTTGCCTGGTATCTTTTCTGTTATGTTACCCTCAGCATCTTTGTATCCTATAACCAAATCTTTTTTGATCTCATCCCAATCAGATGCCGCATAAACATCAGCTTCTATTTTTATTCGGTATAATTTCATTATTACCCTCTAGTTATTGCTATAATTTTTTTAACTTGTTGCTCTATGACTTCTGCTCTGTTAGGCCAATGTATGTATGCCTCTGGAGACTTTGCTAATTTGATGAGCAGTGGAATGATTAACTTTTCTAAACTTGTAAATTTCTCTTTCATATCTTTACCAAGAGTATCTTTTCGTAAATCGTACTCATCATCCATATGTTTTTTGGCAATATCTAGTTCTACTTCATTCTTTTCTTTGATTTCATTTTTAGTAGAATTAATTAGTGAATGAATTTTATCTAACTTACTCTCTAATCTATTCACAATCTCTCCTGAAACTGCTTTACCAACACTCTCGGATGTTTGTTTAACTACTGCTTCTGTTGCTTTTGAATCTGATACTGACTTGTCTGATGGTTTTTCAGAAACACCTGTAAACCCCCAATCGCCGCCTGTATCAAAACCGTCTAAAAAATCAAAATCTGCCATACTACTATTTATCTACCTCCACCTTTCAATATTCTGTTTTTGTGTTTTTTTCTCATATTAGCAATTTGTACTTCTTTTATTGATTTTTTACCATATTGATTTGCAAGGTGACTATCAGGATGGGCTTCAGAAATTTTAGATAATGTTTCTTTCCAACCGTTGTCAGTTTTACCATCAAGCGTTCCTATACTTGATACAATATTCATCTGTGTTGGTGGTAATAATTCAATATGTTTCTTTTTAATAAACTTTTCCATCTCAGATATAAGCATTAAATCTTCCCATATCTTATTTGTTTTGTGGTCTTTAAATCTATATGTTGGCATT